CCTTGAATCCAAAACTGAGTTTCTTGGTTGACTGCAAACCTATATGAACCACCACGCAATAAAGTAAGTGTAGGGTTGAGTGTGCCAGATGATGCACCTGCAGGACGAATATTATAAGCATTCGCAGTATCAGTTACAACATAGTCAGTTTCTGAAAATACAATAGCTGACGAAACTGATACGACTGGAGGACCTTCTGGTATCCAGTAATACTGATTAAAGTTTATAAGTTTATCTAAGTTTGTAAACGAGTCCCATGAATAGAACTCACTCTTAAAGAGACGATCATTGTCATTGACAACACTGCCTGACAACTTAAGAGCATCAATTAATTCAGGGTAACTTAAAAAATCTTTTGCTGATGACTGGTTATCATTTAAAAATGCAACACCAGGTGCTAATTGATAATCAGTACGAGTTGCATCAGGTTCAGTGACATAATAATCTTTTGCATTTACACCGTAACCGAATTTACTACCTACATATCCTTGCAACTTTGTCGTAGCAGGATTATTGACTAACTGGTCAAGTGTTGCTCCTAAAAATTGAGCATTAGTTGAGGTTTTAAATATCTCTGGTAAAAACTGTAGTGTTCTTATTCTTGCCATGTTTTATATAGTCCTTAAGACTGCAAAGTGTCAGGTGTTAATGCGGCTACAATCACAACATCATTTGTTGTGGCGGCGTTTGCGAATATTTCATAAGGTCTGCATTTAATCTCGTACAAATCTCCAAATAATTTTTCTGGATCGTCTGAAACAAGTACGACTGAACTAATCAAGTCGCCAATTCTTTCATGTAAGAAAGCACTTAGTTCTGAAAAGAAAAATGTATCTCCGAAATTCCAATTATCAATGTTAAAGTAAGTATCCATTGCTGATAAAATTGCACTTCTTACTTCACTATCAGACGCATTCGTTGTTATTGATTTTACAGCCTTTATCGTTGCTTGTAAAGACTTATCTGCTTTAGCACCAAACAACGGTTTGAATGTAACACTGTTTAATACTACGCTGTCCGACAGCATCTTGTAATCATCTACTAATGGATAGTCAGTTTGTAATTCATTCAATGTTGGCTGTGTTGGCATCGTTACTGTATCTGTAATATCTTGCAACCAATTTTTATATGCTGTATAATATGATTGTGTTACTAGATATAAATCAATAATGTTAGTAGTTGCTGGATCAATTCTAGTTGTGTTGTTAGCATTGTGTCTATACTGATAATCTAAACCTTGACGACCTGATTTTACAGAATAGTCTACTTGCAATGTTACAACGTAAAATGGTGTAGTAACAGTTGGATCTTGTACAGTTTTATAAAACTTATTTTCTGTATATGCGTAGAATAACTGACCAACTGGGAATTCATATTTTACAGTTTCAATTTGATTTTTAGTTCCATAGACATAATTTATGTCAGTGTTTGGAACAATGAGTTTTCTAGTTAAGTTAACTGGGTCTGTTACAGTTCTAAAGAATACATACAAACCAATATTTGCACCGGTGTTTACATAACCAGTAATATCATTAAAGAAATCTGGATCTAAAATAAGTGTTGAGTTGTTAACATCAGTTGCCGCAACTTCAACTTGGAAGTCATTAACATAACCATCTGACTCAACTGTCTGTCCTAAGATGTTAACTTTAGTGTCTGATCCTAAAGCAGTAGTTTTTCCGAATTGTGTGTTTATACCAAGTACATTAACAAAATCTTGTATGATTTTTCCTGTAAACGGATCATACACTAATTCATTCTTACTAAAAGTAAATCGTGTATCAGCAACACTACCGAAGTAGTATGTAAGTGATCTGTAAGTTACTGTGTAACGATTGTTTCCTAAACTAGTAAATTTAACAAAGTAATCAGTTGCTGTAGGTGCACCAATTGACCAACGTTCTTGGTTGATCAATAATGAATTGTTAAAGATTAAAGTAAAGTCTTGTTGTAATTCAATTTTAAGAATTGCTTCTTGTATTACAACTGTTGACAAAGAATTATCAAAGACAGGAATAATTTCTGTAATAGTTACTGTATCTGGAACAAATCCATTAAGAGTGACAGGACCTTTCCCATTAGCAAATGAACCCTGTCCAGAGTTGTTACCATCTCCAACAACATTTAATATAGTTGACCAAATATAAGTTTTTTCACTTGCACTAGGTATGCCGGCAACTAAACGATTTTGAGAATTAAAATAAGATCCAGCTGGCGCTGTTAATTTTACAATCGCACCTGTTGTTGCATATTTTGCGTTCGTTGTTGTAAATATTCCTAATGGTGCTGGTGTTTCTACAGTTCCAGACAATGTATAGAAATAACCTGATTCACTTGATGAATCTACTGAACTAGTTTTCCAATATAGCGTTGTTCCACCGCCAGTGCCTGGATATGTGTAACGAGTGTAATTCTGAATATAATATTGATTAGCACGATTTAATGCTAACACAGATGCCAAGTCATCAGTGAAGAATTGTATAATATCTGATGTGTTGTTCACAGTTAACGATAAGAAGCCATCAGTGTTGTCCTGATATAACGCTCCGTCATCTCCGAATGAATTTGTACTTGAATACTTACCAGTTGGGTCAAGTAAGTCTAAGTTTTTAGAAACTCCGATCGAACTTCTGTTAGTCGAAGAACTTTTGATAATTGAACTATAAAGAGTATAAGGGAAGTTTGTGTAATCTTCACCATTCACCATACGATCTTGTGTGTAGTATCTAGTAGGTGCTCTTTGTTTAATTTGTGCTATTGATTCTCTTGTCTGTGCATTAGAAACTGTTAAAGGTAAACCTAATTGTAGACTAAGAGTTTCAGATTTCCCTGTTCTGCCTATATAGCTTATAGTTACAGATATGCCATTCATCTCAGAAGGCTCGATAGTGTAAGTTGTGCCGTTACTGCCACGAACGTATGCTCTAAATGTACCTACTGGTATTTCTGAAAATACTCCGTCTCCAAAGACATAAGTGACTTGATCATTAGCACGTGATGTTACAGAGAAGATTTTTTTGCTACTAGATTCTGTTTGTAAATATGCATCTGCATATACATTCTCTACTTCTTCCCAAGGAGTTAATGTTGAATTAGCATTGACTTGATACAACCATGTATCAGTGTTGTTAACGCCATTGATGCCAATCTCATATGTTTCGTTTGCGATTTGTTGTTGAAAAGAAGTAACAGCACTTTGTAAAGTTCCTTGTTTAAAGTAAAACATAAACCCAGTGTTTGGAGAGCCAAATCCTAATCTGTCATTTCTATACAGCATGTTCATTTTACCAGTTGGGGCTGGTGGAATTTCATATACGTATGTTTTATCAAGTGCTGTGGCACTAACTAATTCAAAGTTCATTGAAGTTCCGTCTACTTGTGAGACAAAAGGCACGATAGGCAACGTGTCAGCTGGTAGATTAATTGCATATTCGCTTGTGTTAACTCCAAGAATATCTGTTGTGTTTCCTGGATTGCCGATTCGCTGTGTATCAATGAGAGTAGCATTGATAATTGTGTTCATCTGCTCTAACCAATTAACATTGCCTGGATCATTCCAAGTGACTGGAACATTACTTAGATTAACACCATTAGCGTCTGTAATATTTTCTGTTGTTCTTACTGTTTGTACTTTCAGATACCCTGAAGCACAAGTGTTTCTTTTCGGAGTATAACCAACTAAGTTAGCAAGTTTAACAACTGAGTCTCTACGTTCAGCAGTGTCAATAAAGTTCTCACGGGCGTTTAGATCGTTTCTAAACGCTAGTCCTTGTCCCATGAAAGACATGACATCAAGCAAAGCGATGAACTCTGAACTTTCAACATAATCATTAAAGTTTTCAGGGTAATATAGACGAAGGTAATCGATGAAACTCTTTCTTAATGTTTCGTAATCGTAACTTCTAAAATCGGCCTGCGAAAAGGTTTGATAGATTGCTTTCCAATCATTTACCCCAAATAGACTCGATTGACGTGAACTTGTTGCCATAGTTGTTTCCTGTTAAGAGTATTTATCTTTATGGAAAACCGGGGTTTTTTATTAGATTGCTAGGGTAGCGCCGTTAGTCTCTGGGTTAAAAACAATTGATATGGCCCCAGGATTATTGAATGGATTGATAGATAATTGTACTTCAACTAAGATACCTTCTTCTCTTTGCCATGTTCTAAGAGTATTAATACTTATTCTACTGTCTGCATTTGCTACTCGTCTTACTTCGTTTTCTAGTGCTGTTGAAACATCAGCAGTATTTGGTTCAAATACAAAGTCCCAAAGAATAGTACCGTAAGCCGGTTGACCAACTTTTTCACCCTTTCGAATATTTAAAGCATTGATAAAATCTTGTATGACTAATTGTTCATCTATTAATTTAAACTTTTTACCGAAAACAGTAGGATTTGTAATCCCATTATTGATTCCTGTTTGACTAACAGGTATAGGGTTAACCGTTCTCGGTTTATCTGCGCCTATTGTTGAAAATCCTATAAATGTTGCCATACTTCTATTTATATCCTATGTTATTTCTTCTTCCAAGTACTTAAAAATCTGTCATGGTTAATGTCTATGT